AACCGTCTCAAGCCGTCCAGCACCCATCCCAGCCAGTTTCTGGGCACGCGCCTCCGTCAGATCCTTCACATCGATCGAGGTCAGGTAGTCCGCGGCCAGTTTCAGGTCGTCGGCCGGGAAGTCCGCGTAGACCGCCAGGATATTCTTGACGAGCGTATCAATCCGCGACTGCACCTTTTCGGCGTCGTGGTCAGGATCACATTCGCGAGCGTAATTAACGAGTGCGTCCTTATTGACGAACGTGCGCGAACCGTCGGAGATAACCTTGCACACATGCACCAAAGTATGAAACTTGCGTTTCCACGCCTTGGCCAGCGGCGCCGGCGAAGCCTTGTCGATCGCGAGCTGTTCACGTTCGTCGTCCCACGCGCCATTCACAACCGTAGTGATATGATCGTAATTGTCGCGCACGAGTGGCATCGCTGCCAGCTTCACCTGGCCTATGAACGTGGCCATGGACTTGTCCGTGAGATCATTACCCATCTTGGCAGCGGCGGCGGCGCCGGCGGACACTTCACGCGCGTCCCAATTACCCTCACGGGACAATTTGGCCACGTTCGACATGATGTGCTCACGCACGCCCAAACCCTGCTCACGCAAGGTTGCAGCCAGATCCTTGGCTTCTTTCGACGAAATGTCCGCATCCACGATCGGGGCGCAGGCATTACGGATTGCACCCGCAATGGATTGGACGCGCGAAGCATCCAGCGGCGCAACAGTATTCTTAGGGTTTGACATGGTGTTTTCCTTTCGCTGCACGATTGAGAAGAACGCGACGATCCGCGGACGCATAGATCGTTTTGGTGGATTGCGCCGCGCCGCATGACCCGCTTGATTTAGGTTTGTATGCGCCGCGGGCTACGCGGGCTGGGAGCTTGGTAATAGTCACAACCGTAGTGGTATCATCACACATTAGGTTTCGTCCTTACCAGGAACTCATCAGCACGGTTGTTAACCGTGGACCCAGGCGCCCATACGATTAGGACGCAACCTTTCGGGCTACCCGTTCGTGAAACGGATCAAAGCCGTCTATGGTCCCGCAAGGCGGGTGCGGACATGCCTCATGTCGCACTAATCTACCGGCGGGCATAGGGTTTACAGACACCGTGGTTGCTAATCACGCTGGTCCTGTCAGGCGGCGATCGAAGCGGTTGGCGCTGTTCTGTCACGATCGCGGGGTAGGCCAGGGCTTGGTAGGCGCCCTACACTATGGGGTGGCGGTAGATATTCCACTACGGTTGTTGACGGTTACGGCCAGCCGGGGGCGGGGGTGCTGGACATAGGGGTGCCTACCCGGTGGGGCGCTTTAGCTCGTCCTCACACACCCCAAAGCAAAAATTACCCTTGATATTAAATTAAACCCGTAAAATTACCTCAAACCTAAAATTAAAAACGTAAAATTTACCCTTGATATTCATCTAACATCGTAACTAAACCACCCAATCAAACCCTTGCAGGTATGACCACTACGGCGCTACGGTCCGACTTTCTAACCGCGGGAGTCAGACCAGCGCTATGTCCACCACAACCGACGACACAGCCACCATCAAGCCATGGACCATCAAGGGTGTGCCCCCCGAGGAGCGCAACGCCGCGATCTACGCCGCCGGGCGCAACAACATGAATATGGGGGAGTGGATCGCGCGGGCGATACGCACGCAGGTCCAGCTCGATCGGGAGGCCCAGCGCTCACCTGCCCGCGTCGATGCCGTGGCCCCTGCGCCGGCGCAGCCGGCCTCTCCGCCAGTCGATTTCACGGAGATCTCCAGGATCGCCTGCTTGGTGCGGCTGGCCTGTGAATGCTCGAAGGACGGCAAGCCACCTCGATCGGTGTCACGCCTGGTCAATAAAATGATCCGTGATCGCTTGACGGGTGCATAAGGCGTTGCCTGTTAAACACCATGGTAGTAGCTTGAAAACGTAGGGTATAGCTTCGCTATACAGACCACTACGGTAGTGGACGTTCACGGAGATGTGACATAAGATGAGTGACCGGACGGGATCAGGTCAGGCCGATGTCAGCAGCACAAATGCAAGCGACCACCGCGGATGGGTTTCCCGTATGGTTGAATATGCGGAAAAAGGCGCCGCCCTGGTCTACCACGACGTTCTGGCTATTCAAATCAACGCGACAAAGTGGAGTGAGCAAAACCCAGCTATTGCCAGCCTGTTGCAGCGAGGAGTTACATACGTTCTCTCGCTGCTCGCCGCTGACGGTCTTCCAACCCGAGACGTATGGCTGGTTGCGACCACGGTTGAAGCAGCTCTCAAAGAGCTGGCCGCCAATGATCCAACCATCCCTTCAATATCCGGCGTTGCCGGCCCTGTCGCTACCAAGGCTTAAATTAAGGGCTGGGTGGGGGATAAGTCGCGTGGCCGAAGAAGATACTCCGCCGGACCGGATCACGGTCGGCCACGGAACCATGATCACAGCCATCGCCGCGGTGATCGGCGCCACGGTCTGGATCACGACCTACGCCACCAACAGCCAGGGCACGGCGCACGACCTCACCCAATTCGAGGCAAACACCAGCTCGCAGCTCGCGGATATTCGCACCGGGTTTACCGCCGGTCTGACTTCCATACAGCAGCAAGTGGCCATCCTGCCCGATCAGCGGGCGCGGCTGGATCAGGTGGAGCGGCGCATCAGCGGGCTGGAGGAGCGCAACACCCACAGCGATGAGAAGCTGGAGCAGATCGAGCTTGCTCTGACCGAGCTTCGAGCAGATCTGGCGCTCCAGCCGTCTCGGCTTGCGCCTATAACCAGCGAGCCAGTGAGAAAGACACCACGTTAATTCTTAAAGAGCGTTGCATCCGGTGTCGAACTCCCATTACGGTAGTGACACACCAGATCGGAAACCCACCATGCGCCAGTTTTTCCTGCTTGCGGCAACCACCACGATATTGGTTCTCGCGGGGTGCGCCGGAACATCCAGCACGCCCGGCAACCCCACCACCTCGGGCACGACGCCGCAAACCGTGGCGCAGCAGATCAATGCGCGCTGGGGGTTGATCACCGCCGGGATCAACCTGGGCATGCTGGAGGATAAGACGCCGACGACAACGCAGGCGAGAGTGACAGCGGCCGAGGCCGCGATCGAGCCACAGATCGCGGCGTGTGCGAGTGGCACCAGCACCACCTGTCTGCCGCAGGTGCAGGCGGCGATCGTAAGCTTCCTCAACGGGCTGGTGCTGGGTCCGAAAGGGCAGGCTGAGCTGGCGGTCGGCGCGGCGCTCATTCAAACGCTGGTGCCGGGCATCACGGCATGAACGCGCTTCCCGTATTTGCAATCGCGGGGAATTTGGTCTCCGCGGACAAGCAAGCCGCGTATCAGAATGCGGTGTCGTCAGCGGTCGTTACGGCTTGCCTGGTGCCATACGCGTGGAATGACTCGACATTATTCACCGTGGCGCGCGGGCTGATCGGCGACACCTCCTATATTCTCGATATGCATCCGATGCCGCTGCCGAGCGGGATGGACACTTTCACCATCGATAATTGGCAGTGCGGCAAATACTGGACGCCGGAATATGAGTTTGCCTGGGAGACGTGGCTCGATGAAATATGCGAGGTGATCGCGGATGACGCACAGTGCATGGGAATATGCCTGTGTTTCGTCGCTCCCTACGGTGGTGATCGCGGCACGCGTGAGAGCGACGCCGGCGATGATGAAGATGGTGAGTTTGCCTCCGACCCGGCCGGCGGGAATACCCGCTACGATAGTATATATGCAGCGCAGGGTTACACGCCGTCGGCCGCCGTCGCGATGCATGCGCGAGCTTTCAATTATGCGGCGACAAAGCCCGAGCTGGAGGGTAAGATCATCCGGTTTGCCATGCTCACCCCTGGCAACCAGCCGAGGGTCAACGACGCCAGCCAGGTGACGCCACACGGCAACGACGCTTACGTGCCCACGGGGATCGTGGCGGCCCTCAAAGCGGCGTTCCCGCAGAGCCCTGTCGCGCTGGTCTATGATGTATACACAGGCGCCGAGATGCCAGCCTGGTGGCGTGCCGCCATCAAAACGGCCGGTGATTATGCGCTGCAGGCGCACGGCACCGACACGGGCACCGTCATGACCGAGGAAGTATACCTGGCGGCATATAAAAGCGCCTGTGGTCTGATCCCTCCCCCGCTCTGGTTCGAGGCCCACCAGGATCAGATCATGAATGGCTGGGCAGCGCAGGCAGTCGCGGCCGTTGAAGCGAGCTGAGCCGATCATCATAGAGATAACGCAGGCCGGCGCCAAACCGGGCGCCGGCGGCACTGTGTCATGGGTTCGGGTTGGGTCTACCTTAAAAGCTGTGGATGGTATAACCGGAAATCCGACGGGCCACGCCCTGACACTGATAGATGGGAAGATAGTGTTAGGTCCACCCGCGGGATGACACCGGCGCTGCTTGCATCGGGCGCTGATTGCGGCGCATGACGCGGGCGGTGAGGTTGGCGTTCACGGACAGACAGCCATATTGGAGGCAGTCTGCCACGTCGGACCATGGATGAGACTTTTCAGGAAGATCCTCCAGGGTTCCGGTCTGCTTTCGGCGGTAGCGGTAGGACGCGCCCAGAGCCCGAACCAGGGTTGGGCATAGGGCGCGGTTGATCTGCAGCGCGGGCTCGCCCTGGATGTGGGTCAGCATCAGCTTCTCGACCGCGCGTAGCCGGGGTTCGATCTCATTGGTGGCTGCCGGGTAGACGGCGAAACCCTCGTCTTTCAGAATTGAGAATGCACTGTCTTCCGTGAGCTGCCCCTTGAACGAGCCGGAAGGATCCGCCACCACAAACATTGGCCTGTTCATATAGGGCGGGCGCATGAGCGCGGGCTTGAGAACTTCGCGGACCATCTGCACCAGGCCCATATCCTCAGTCACCACCTCCCGGTAAATGATGAAGCGGCCGAGATTGTCGATCTGACCGAGAAGGGCGGATGGCGTTCGGCCAAAATCCATCATGATCATAATCGGTAAGTAGGGGTTCACGACTTCCTGCATGTCTTTTACATGCACGGCAGCGTTGAAGCACCGGCGGAAAACCGCCTGGCCGGCGTTGCTGGAGCCGAACTGGCTTTCCACATGCACGGAGGTCCAGCCGGTGTCCCGGCCGTTCATAAGGTCTTTGTAATAATCATCCCGTAGGTTTTCAACGTTCTCGGCGAAAGGTCCGATCCCGGATGGCTGATGGAACAATTCCCACTTAGGGATTGGGTTGAAAACGAAAGCTTCGTGATATTCGCTGTCAACATCCCACGGGTTGGTGTCCATGAGAATGCCGCACCATGTCGCGCCACCATTTACTTTCGATGGATAGCGGCCGACGCGCCCGAGAAGTCCGTCGATCACGGCGAACGGCACCTCGCGAACCTCGTTGATCCAGGCGCCGGTGAGCTGCATGGAGAGCAGGCGTTTCACGTCTTCCTTGGTATCCAGCGGCATCATGATCCAGTCGCTATGGACCCAGGTTCCATCGTCGAGCTGAAAGCGTAACTGTAATGTTTGATCGGTCGGCCTATAGTGAACGATGCGGCCGAGATATTGCTGAATATCAGGCAGAACCGTGGTTTTTAATTGCTGCATGGTGTTGCGGACAACCGCCCAGCGCGTATAGCGGATGAGCTGATCGTCAACCTTTTTGGCCGCCTGCATACGCGACCGGCGAAGCATCTCCATGATGGAGGCCATGGACTTCCCGGATCCGAGCGGTCCGACTGCGCACCGGACCAAGCTATCGGACAGCATATACCGTTCGAGCGTGGGCGGCGGGGTGTATACGAGCGCGTCTTCGCTGGTGGCGCTCACGCGGGCACTACCAGGTGATGCTCCCGTATCCGGTAGCATTCACGGTTTCGGCGCCCAGTGCCTCGGTGGACTAGGGCACCCCGAGATGCCAGGGCGCGGCGGGGCCGGTTATTTGAGCGCTGATCTGGTATATAGCGCCGAGCTTCGATGTCACGCAGCATCCGCGCAAGCCACCAGGCGGTGAGGACCGGGTTGATGCCGCTCACGCCGCCACACCTTCGATGATGGGTGGCTCGACTACCGTAGTGAATTTCTCCGATCGGCCGCCTGAGAAATTGATGGAGATCTGGACCGGGGCGATCGTCGGTCCACCTGTGGCTTGCTGGCTGGGCAGACCGTCTACCCCGGCCACGCGCATGGCGAGCTTGAGGAACTCGGCGCGCTGCGCCGGCGACAGCTTCGCGTCCGAGATGTTGTTGATGACCTCTGGCGCCGCGTGCTCGACGCCCATCAGGTAGAGCGTGCGGGTCCGAGCTTCTACGTTTCCGTCACTCGCCCAGAGGGCTTTCTGGCGCTTGATCTGGGCGAAAACTGGCGGTCGGGCGACGAGTGCGCGAAGCTGTGCCATCGTCAGCGCGTAGCGCGCGGCTACTTCCTCAGTGCTGAAAATCTTCTGCGCCAGGTCGGTGATCATGGACGACAACATGGTTTTGTCGAAGTGGTCGGGCCATGAAGCCGGATCATCAGCGGTTAGGTCATTCACATCACACCAATATGTTGCGGGCTGATCCCTCGCATGATATTGAGCAAACACTATCGTAGCAATCAATATCGAGGCTTGCTTGCCAGCAGCTATTCCAGGCCGGTCAGGATCGACCCCACCGCTTGCCCGCTACCAGGGTATGCTGCGCGTGGTGGGGAACGCGGCTCTGGATGAGCAGGATCAGATCGACCGCAACGACTCCGCCGGGGCGCAGGACGAAGGCCGGCAGGGCGACACCTACGACATTGCCGCTTACGTCAACCGGCTGTGGAACATATTCCGCAACAATCGTAACCAGGGCGATGACCCCCTCAACGACCGGCTTTTGCGCTGCCAACGCATGTTCGAGGGCAAATACGACCAGGACAAATATGCCGAAATCGCGAAATTTGGTGGGTCCAAGGTTTATGCGCGCATCGTCTCGGTGAAATGCCGCGGGGCGTCCGCGCTCTTGCGCGAAGTCTACCTGGGCGGCGATGTGCCGTGGACGATCGACCCGCAGGTAGACCCGGACGTGCCCCCGGAAGTCAGCGCCAACATCATGACGCTGGTGAATGGAGAGGTGCAGAACCTCAAGCAGTCCGGTCAGCCGATCATACCTGACCAGGTTCATATGCGCGTGGTCGGGCTGATGCATGCCGCCCAACAGGCGGCCCGCCGAAATGCCATGACGCAAGCCCAGGCCGCGGCAGACAAGATCGACGACATCCTCAACACCGGCAATTTCTATGACGCGTTGCGGGAATTTCTTGTCGATCTGCCGCTGTTCCCCTTTGCCTGCATCAAAGGGCCAGTGGTGCGCATGAAGCCCCAAGTGAGCTGGGAAGGTGGCCGCGCCAGTATTAAGCAGGTGCCCACGCTTTGCTGGGAGCGAGTGAGCCCGTTCAACCTCTACTGGACGCCCGGTGTGTCCAATATCGAGGAAGCGGACATTATCGAGCGTCAGCGTCTTACACGGTCAGACCTGAATGCAATGATCGGTGTGCCGGGGTATGACGAGGCGGCGATCCGTGGTGTTTTGTCCGACTATTCTCACGGTTATCGTGGATGGTGGGACACTCCAGACAGCGAGCAAGCCCGCAATGAAGGCCGGGAAGACCCGAATTTCAATCAGTCCGAGATGATCGACTGCCTGAATTTCACAGGTCGGATCCAGGGTCATACCCTGTTGAATTACGGGGTAGACCCCGAACTGATGCCCGACCTGGACATGGACTATTCCGTGCAGACGTGGGTGATCGGGCGCTACACGATCAAGACCCAGCTCAACCCGAGCCCACGCCAGCGCCACCCCTACTTCGTCACCAGCTTTGAGAAAGTGCCTGGCACCGTGGCCGGGCATTGCCTGGGCGACCTCTTGGAAGACATCCAGGAGGTTTGCAACGCGACGCTGCGTTCGCTGGTCAACAACATGGCCATCGCATCCGGTCCGCAGGTGGTGATCAACACCGATGCGGTTGCTCCGAACGCCGACATTGCCGAGCTATACCCGTGGAAACGCTGGTATGTGATCAACGACCCCATGGCGCAGGGCACGTCCCAGAAGCCGGTGGATTTTTTCCAGCCCAACTCCAACGCCCAGGCGTTGATGGAAATCTATCAGTCGTTCACCGCTATGGCGGATGAGGCGAGTGCGATCCCGAAATATCTCACGGGATCCTCGCTGAGCGGCGGGGCGGGGCGCACGGCGTCGGGTTTGTCGATGCTGATGGGCAACGCCGAAAAGGTGTTGCAGACGGTCGCCAGCAACATTGACAGCGACGTGATGAGCCCGCTCCTCCAGGCGGTCTACGACATGATCATGCTCACCGATACGACTGGCATTCTGACTGGCCAGGAGCAGATCAGGGTCCGCGGCGTGGGTGTGGCCGCCCAGAAAGACACTGAGCGGCAGAAGCAGCTCCAGTTTCTCCAGCTTACCAGCAATCCCGTGGACACGCAGATTGTCGGCGAGCTGGGACGCGCGCGCATCTTGCGTGCCATCGCCCAGGGCCTTGGCTTGCCTGACGACATCGTGCCAGATGATCAGACGATCCAGGCACAGATCCAGGCGCAGAAGCAGATGCAGGCGGCTGCCGCCGCGATGGCAGCGCATATGGGTGGACCGCAGGGTGGACCCCCAGGCAAACCCGGTATGCCGCCGGCAGGCAACCACCCGCATCCGGGACCGGAGCAGCACAGTGACAACGCGCCGCCCGTCAACAGCTTTCAGCAAGGAGCGCCAGCCTGATGGCCTATAATAGCGATACCGGAAGCGAAACCGTCACCTACCCCAAGAAGGGGGCTAGTGATGGTGTCGTCGGAAACACCGGCCGCAGCAGCGACAGCAAGGAGCTGGCCTCCGGTCCGCTGGAGATGACCAAGGCGGGCGGTATGTCCGGCAGCGGTCCGACAGGCAGCTCACGCACCTACGCGAAGGGCAGCAAGGTTTCGACCGACGCCAATCGTTTCAACCCCATGAAAGCCAAGATCAGCACGTTCGCGGTCGGCGGCGTAGGCAAAGGCGAGGATTGATGTTCAACCCCGGTGCTCCAGCGACGGTCGGCGGTGCGGTGGGTGGCCCAGGCAAGGCCATCCAGTCGCAGAAGCTGGCGCTTGGCCAGAAAGATACCATCACGGGCAGCGAGCCGCTGAGCCGGATGATGGGTCAATACGGCAAGGGTCACAGCTACGTCGGCGGCGCGGCGCCGGATACGAACATGGATCCCACCAAGCATGCCGGCAGCCAGGCTATCAGGGGCGGGCAGGGAGGCGTGAAAGCGCATCCCCGGCAGGGTGGCATAGGCCCAGGCCCCAATGGCTCCACAGGCTCCGAGACGAGCTATCCGAAAATGGAAGAGTGACCACCATGACGACGATGAACCTCGACCAAGACACTGCCCGCGCGATCACGGCGCTAAAGGGCAACCAGGATTTTCTCAAACTCCTGGCAGCGCAGGGGCGTCTGTCGCATAACATGCTCATGAAAGCGGTGGATACGCCGCTCGATCAGCGCTTGACCAACATCGCCTACGCCAAGGCGATGCGGGATTGGTATACCTCCGTTTATGCGTTGCTGACCGCGGCGCGCGCCGGCGGCGTCACGCTGCCGGATTACGGCACGGATTTGCCGGGCGCCAAGCCAGTTGTCATGGCTGATGGCGGCAGTGGTCAGACCGGACCCGAGGCTGCCGCGCCGGAAACTCCAACCCCAGCCGTCACAACCACCGCAGCGCCGGCTAAAGCCGCTCCTGCGGCGGCACCAGCCAAGGCGACGAAGTAAATGAGCGACGCCGCCACCAAATACGCACCGACGCTACCTAAGGCCGTCCGCGAGCAGGCGGAGCGCGCCAACGAAACCCAGCGCCGTGCCAGTGGCCATGAAACGCCACCGACTACGGTAGTGGAAGGCGCACCCAATCTGGCGCGGCCGGCGGATGACCTGTTTCCGTCAACCTTGGCACCACACCAGCCGCAGCCAGCACAGCCAGACCTCGACGCGAAATATCGCACGCTGCAGGGCAAATATGATGCCGAGGTGACGGCCACGAAAGCGGAGAACAACCGTCTTCAAGGGCAGATCTCCACGCTGCAGAGCCAGATCCAGTCGTTGCAGCAGATCCTGGCCGCGGCTAATTCACGGCCGACGCCCGCGCCTGCACCGGCGGCACCTGCGCCCGACACAAACCTGGACGCCGATCGCGCCGAGTATGGTGAGCTGGTGGACAAGGCGGGTAGTTGGGCTGAGCGCCGGATGCGCGCCGAGATGGATGCGTTGAAATCGCAGATCGCGAACCTGACCGGCCAAACGCAGCAACAGGCGGT